CGTATTCTTCATTATTAAATCGTTCCATACCTTCTTCTTGGTATTCTTCACAAGTTTGATTTAATGTGTTTATAATTTCGTCTTTACACTTGATAAGTCTTTGCCAAATCATTCATTTCTCCAAATAGTCTTGTTGCAAAATTAAAACATAACTTTGCTTCAGTAACTACGTTTATTTGATATGTGTTTAAATATTGATTAATTATTTCTTTTACAATCCTTTTCCACTCTTGTCCATTTGCACCAAAGTCGTAATATCTTTTTGCAGGTACTTTTTTAGCAATCATTTGACCACCAGATAAATCACCTAAATGTCTGACATAAATGTGAGCATATAACTTTTCAGGATCATCTGTAATTGTATTAATATGTTCTACGTATTCTTTTGTACTTTGTGTAATTACAGGTTTTTCTTCTTTAGACCATAACAATGAAAAATCTTTGTGTATTTTTTCTGCTCTTTGTAAACCAGGTGTTTGTCTAAACAAGGCATTGTGCATACCCCATTTTTCTAATTCTACGTAACAATGTAATTGATTGTAAAGATAAGTGGCATATAATTCAGGATTGATTTCACCTGACATTAATATTTTAACAAACTCTTGTCTTTCGGCGTTTTTGTGTTGTTCCCAAACTAATTCTTTAATGTCTATCATAATAAATTTGTGTAAACCTTACTTATAATTTATATTTAACAAAGTGTTTTTTAACACTTTTGTATTCTAACATATCATCCCAGTCTTTAAAAAAATTATCCCACATGCTTCGGTTGTACAATATTTATCAAAATAAATAAATACTTAATTATTGGATAAATAATTAATATTAATATTAATCCTTATATTTGTGTCTGTTTGGGTAACTGATCTATGTTTTAATTTACCATCAAATAAACATATTTGATTTGCTAAAGATTTAACAATAGTACCATCTTCAAATTCTGTATATCCATTGTTAGTATTAATAGAATATAATGCAACTTGATGCTTATTATCTTTGTCGTCTATATGAAAGTTATGTTTAATTTGATTATTATTTTGAGTATATAAATTAGCTTTGGCTCTTAATAATTTATTAAACTTAATTGCTGTTAGTAAGGGAAAAATAATGTCATTAAAATAATTACTTGTTATTCCATTTTCATTATAGAAAGTGTGATTAAACATAAACCCAGCATTATCATTGGGATAAGAAATATAAGGTGCAAAGTACCAAGTAAAAAGAGGTGATAAAATAATAGAATTTATTTTATTAAAGCTATCTTGATCTAAATAATTTTCTATTATTTTCATGCTAAATTGATACGCATATTAAAAGCAATAGATATTCTATCTTCATCTGTCATATTAGGTTCTACTGAATGATAAACATAAGATGGAAATACAATTAATTTATTTTGTTTTGTTGAAATTGTATAAGAACCACTATTATATTCATTATATATAGCAAAAGGATAATCAGAAAATACTTGATTTGTAAATCCAGCATTAGGATTTTCTAAAATAAAATTTCCACTATCTTTAGGTATTTTTAAATAGTAACAAGCAGATAATTCTGATCCTGCGTGATTGTGCATTTTGTTATAATCTTTATACCTATTACAGTTAAACCAAAGATTAAGTATTTCAATATTATAATTCTTAGCAAGATTAAAATTACTTACATAGTCTTGAATGTGAGGCATACAAGCATATATAAATTTATTAATAATAGGATGTTTTAAATCTACATCATTAGATTGCCAACCACCTCTATTAGTTTTTATTCTACCTTGAGATTTTTTTCTTTCATTAATATAAAATAATAAAAGTTCGTTATTCAGTTCTTGATTTTTAATAAAAGTTTCTTGAACAGAAACAGTAAAACAATTTATAAGCACTGGTTAAATATTCCAAGTCTGATTTTCTTCATCCCATTTATTAGTGCCAACATCTTCGTTTGGTCTAGCAACTGGCGGATCCCATTGTTTAGTTTGAAAATTTTTAGTCCAAGATGGATAAGGTTGAGGTGGCCAAAATATTTCATTTTCACTATCCCAAATATATCCTTTACTTGGAAAGTTTCCTCTAAAAGTTTTATTGTAAGAACATTGTACCCAGTTTGGATAACCACTTTGTTGTTCTAAAAAATCTATACCTAATTGTTCTATTTCATTATTGTTATCATCTGTTATTACAGAATTGTTAATAACAACTACTTGGGTAACTTTATTGTTTAAATTTATTTTTGCAAAATGTGCCATATATCTTCCTATGCTGTGTAACTTCCATTTCCAGTATATGTTAAAACTTTAAACGAACCATCATCTGCTACTGTTGGCGAACCAGTAGTTGTACCACTATAAGAAGCAGTTGGTATTCTTAAAATTACTATACCACTTCCTCCAGCACCTCCAATAGCACCGCCAGATTGACCACCACCACCAGCACCAGAACCAGTATTTGCAGTAGCATTACTTCCATTTGAACTACCAGTACCTCCAGCAGATGCACCGCCAGAACCAGCAGAACCACCTCCACTAGAATTTTGATCGGCACCACCGCCACCACCACCTGCTCTTGTAACAGCAGAACCAGTAATTGATGATGAAGTACCATTTCCACCATTTCCACCAGAACCAGTAGTTCCAGCTTGACCAGCTTGTGAAGAACCTCCACCGCCTCCGCCTACACTAACAGTAGCATTACTATTACCACCAGCATAACCCTCTACTGGAGTATAACTTCCTTGATTTCCAGAACCTCCTTGACCAGCAGAACTAGCATCATTTTGACCAGCACCTCCGCCAGAACCTCCAGAACCTCCATTAAAACTTTGTGAAGAACCTCCTCCTCCACCACTTGAAGTGATAGAACCAAAAGAAGAATTACTTGCTTGTGTACCAGCCCCATGACCAGATACACCACTAGCACCTCCGCCAACAGTTATTGCATAAGTTGTGCCTCCCACAACTTGATAAGATGTAGCAGTACGATAACCACCAGCACCACCTCCGCCACCATTATCTCCTCCTCCGCCACCGCCTCCAGCGATAACTAAATAATCTATGTTATAAGCAAATTTTAAAGGAATTTCTGTAACAGCATTAGAAGATACTACTACCCATCCATAAGTAGCACCAGAATATACTATTCTGATTGATGCGTAATCTTCTTCTATATCCTGATTATTTGTTTGACCTTTTACATTTAACCCATTTGGATTTACAGTAAATTTATTAGTTCCAAAAGTACCTCTTAAATCTACAAAAATAATTTCATCTCCTACACTTGGACTAGCTGGTAAAGTTGCTACTACTGTTGCTGAATTAGTATCTACAAAATATCCCTCTTTTGATGATGCAGTAAAGTCAGCAGTCTTAGCAGTTGATTGCCATTTAACAGAAGCACTTAAAGCTACCCATTCAGAACCAGTATAATATTCTGATAAACTAGTATCAGTATTAAATCTTAAACGACCTTGTTCATTAACTCTAGCAGCAGTACCACCTTCTGGTAAATCTATACCAGTTGTGCCTGTAAACTCGGTATTTTTATTTTTGAAGTCTTTATAATTACTCATAGTTATCTATATTTATATTAGTTTTGTGTTAATTTCCAACCGTGTGTTGCACCTGTGTAAACAAGTTGTAAAGCAGCATTTTCTTGTGAAATAACTAAATCTTCGGTTAATCCCATAATTTTTAAACTATTTCTTCCAATAGTTAAATTATTTGTATCAAAAGTACCCGCTAAGTCAAGTAAAGATACTTGGTCACCTGTTTGAGGTGAAGCAGGTAATGTAATTGTAATTGCACCAGATGTTGTATCTACAAAATATCTATCATTTGCAGCTATTGTAATACTTGTACTTGTTGACGCCCAAGGATTACCACCACCTAAACCTGTCCATTGTGTTCCGTTATAACCTTCCCAAGTTACTAATGATGAGTTATATCGAATTGCACCTGTGTATAAATCACCACCTGTAGGTCTTTCTGCTGTTGTACCAGTTGGTGGTACCCAAGCACCTGTGCCTGCTTTATCTCTTGTTAAATATCCTTTTACAGCACGTTCAGTAGGAACAGCAGTATTACTATCATTACCTAAAGTTTCGTCTGTACTAAATTCGTTAATTGTAGCACCTAATTCTGCACCGATAGATCCAAGTTGTAATTCATTTAATCCTGAAAGATCAAAAGCGTCAGCGTTAAGTGTTGCAACACCAGTTGCCTGTTCAATTCTGAATAAGTCACCAACTCTAAAGTCACCTTTTTGGTCAGTAGATGAGAAGTAAACACGGCCACCAGTTGTTTCTTCAACTTCATCTGCTTGATCAGCAGGTTGTGATGGACCACCAGGATAATTTGATGTAATAACATCTCCAGTTCCTATATCTAGGAAATCGTGTCCAGTTAATCGAACATTTGAAAAGTTTTCTGTAATGTCAGCTGAAGTATTATCTGCTTTTGCGTTACCTGAAGTAATACTAGAAGTTAATCTAACTAAAGCATTTTCACTTGATGTGTCTTCTTCAGATACAGCAGATACCCTATAATAAGTAGAGTCTCCTGTAAATTTAATATTCGTTCCTACTTTTATTACGTTAGCAGAACTTAATGCTGTAGTTCCTGAAGATACAGCAATTAAAGGACCTTGTTGACCTGTTTGAGCATTTGAATTTATTAAATCTACTTGAAATGTAGATGAATCTTCTTTTGTTATAGTTACAGTTTCGTCATCTGTAAAAGTACCTGACACATTTTCAATATGCAAATAATCTAATGAAATGTTAACTCTAAAAATTGTAGCAGTCGCACCTGAACTATCACCTGAAATCGTAGCAGTACCTTGACCACTTGTACTAATCATATCCTGAATATCGGATTCAGTAGCAGCACCAGCAAAAGTTGTACTATCGTATTTTAATAATTGACCACGTGTTGTAACATTTACTGCCGATTCGTCAGGATCCGTTCCATCAGCAACAGCACCTTTTTCACCGTAAGCAGATGAACAGTTTAATCCTCTAATAAAACCACCTGTTGTTGCATAAAAAGATTTATCACAATAATAAGTAAATATTGAAACCATTTCTCCACGTCCTCTTGCAAGAGCGTGAACACCTATACCATCGGAATTAATTTGTGTAAAGTCATTTGCAAGAATAGACTTATTTCCTGCACTATGTAAATTACCATCAATTTGAATACCTGTTGCACCTGAATTTATAGATGAACAGTTTTGAACATATGGTGATGAAGTTGTTATTGATCCTTCAGGATCTAAAGATGTTACAGCAGCTTTACCAGTTGCACCAGCACCTGGTGTTCCAGTTAAACCTTTCATTGACATTTGAACAAGATTAGTAGTATTGTTCAACAAGAACATATTAGAAGCATTATTATCTTCTAGTGCTGTAACTGTTAATTGAATATCTGTTGAACCACCAAAATTTGAACCATCAAAAGTAATTATGTCATTTACTGCGTGTCCATAACCACCGTGATAAATTGTAACACTACTTAATGATCCTCCAACAGTAACAACATTAATAACTAATCCGTCACCAGAACCGCCAGTAGATGTTTGATGAACATAATTATATGTTCCTGCAGTACCGCCAGTACCTCCAGTTGCTGTAACTGTTTTTACTTGTGTACCTGTGCCTGAAGCTGGTCGAACTTCTGTTCCTCTTAAACTTTCACCTTGTACTGTAACACCAGCAGGAATTCTTAAAGGTAAAGTTTCTCTATAAACACCGTTTTTAACATAAACAACATCACCAACTGAAGCAGAAACTACTGTAATAGTAATTGTTGAATTGCCACCTAATTGTGAACCAGCATCCGTAAAAGTAATAACGTCACCTACTGCGTGGCCTGAACCACCATTAGTTACTGTAACTGTTGGTGTAGATGAATCATTAAAAGTAGTAACTCTTAATTGTGTTCCTGTTCCTGAACCACTTGTACTTGTTTGTGTAATATTGTAAGTACCTGGAGTACCGCCTGTACCACCTGTGATTGTGTCAAAATCAACAACATCTCCTGAAGATGCTACTGATAATGCTTTTGAAATAGTTTTATAAGGTAAAAATTGTGTACCAGGATTTGTGTCATCACCAGCGTTTGCAACGTAAATAACATTTGCACCTTCAGCATTAGACCAAATAGGATCTGAACCGTCTGTAGTTAAAACTGAACCGACAGTTCCTATAGCTAATCTTGCTGTTTGAGAAGAATCTTGATAAACTAAATCTCCTCGTGTTGTCAATACAGCACCTGTATCACCTTGTGCAAGAACTTGCCAAGTTGTAGCGTCTGTGCCTGGAGTAACATTGACTTGTCTGTCTTTCAACATAATGTATGATGTAGAAGTATATCTTACTACGTCACCTATATTATAAGTAGTAGCTGAGTTATAAGCTGACCGATAATTAAATCCAGTTACAATTAAATTCCAATTTGATGTATTTGTAGTACCATCTGTGTTTGCAGGATATTCATTTGTATTATTTGTAACTGCAACATAAGAGTTACCACCATATTGAACTGTGTCTCCAGTTTTGTATGCTGTACCGTGAGAATAAACTCCTTGAGTTTTAAATCCTGTTGTAATTACATCCCAATAAGAATTGTCTGTAGGTGTTTGTCCTGAAGCAGGAGTTGAGTTGATGTAAACATATGAATACCCACCGTAAGTTACAACATCACCATCTTGGTAAGTTGTACCTGCATTATAAGAATCTTCAAATTGTAATCCTTCTGAATAAACTTCAAATTTTGTTTCGTCAAATGTTGAAGTTGAGGTGTGTTGTGTAGTTGTTCTATATTGAAACGCACCATATTTAACTAGGTCATTTAATTTGTAATGAGTATCTCCTGCCCAATCACCTTTGAAGTATAATCCTTCAGTATGTAATTGCCAATATGAGTTAGTTGTAAAATCTGTATAAAATGCTGAACTAGTTGATGATGATGTGTGATTTGTTACACAAACATATGTATTACCACCATATTTAGCAATATCATCTACTACATATGCTGTAGAGGTAGCCCAGTCACCTCTCCATTTAAATTTAAGTCTACCTAGTTTAAAATCTGCCATTTTTTATTCCTATACTGCGTCCTGATACGTTGTAGAGTTAACACTTGCTGTGGTACTTTCAAAAGTATCGAAATCATCACTTACCAATTGACTTCTGGACACAGACTTGTTTTCTCTTTTCACTAATTCTCCGCTACTATTTATAAGGTAAGTTGCGTCAAAATCATAAGTAAATTGCTGGTACTTATCACTATTGTTATTATAATATCTTTTATTTATTTGCGCCGCTGCTACACTTATTCCATTTGCAGGAGCAACAACTAATGATAATGTTGTTCCTGAAACTGTAAAATCAGCACCTGATATTTTTCTTATATTATCTACCCAAACTGCTAAGTTATATACGTTACTAATACTTGTATTTAATGTAAATGTTAGAGTAGAACCATCACCAGTAAATGATTGTCCATTAAAAAATTCTTCTCTTTCATCTGTATAATTTGTTTCATCTTTTGGTACTAAATCTGATTTTCCTTCTTCATAATACTTTGAAACTGTTATTTCATCTGTAGAAGTTTGTCTATCTATTGTAGTTAGATATAACATACCTTCTTGTGTTCTTCTTAAAGCATTAAATTTTTTTAATTCGTCTTTAGTTGTTGTTACAGGCACTACAAAAGGCATTAACTAATCTCCAATATACTTGCATACACTTCAACATCTGGTGCTGAAGAATCTGCATTGACTTCCGCAACGACTCTTAATATGTCGTTGGTTTCTAAATTAATCGGTTTATCTAATACTAAAGTATTTTCTACAGGTATATTCAATGATTTACCTACGTGATAAAAAGTAGAACCACCATCTGTTGTTACCTTAACATCAACATTTGCTTCGTTTGAAGAACTTTTGTTTGAAATATAAATTGCGTGTACAACAGCAACAACACCAGAAGCAGTATATAAGTTTGCACTAGCATTATCTGTAGTTACTACAGACATACCTGCGTTTTTAAATGCACTTGCCATTTATATAATTATCCTCCAAATACAATAGAATATGCCAAAGCGTCACCATCCATTGCAACTGTACCTGATTGATTTGGTAAAGTTATTGTTCTATCACTTGTAGGTTCTGCAACAGTTAAAGTTGTTTCAAAAGCGTTTTCTAAAGCACCTTCAAATACTAAATCTGAACCATTTAATGTAATATCGTTTGTAGTTACACCACCGTTATCAGTAACGTCTTGTAAAGTAACTGATCCTGCACCACCAACTTCTACAACGGATCCACCTGAATTTTTTGTATAGAACTTACCGTCAGTAATGTTCATTGCCAATTCACCAACTTCAAGCGAACCTGAACCTGGTATTTGACTTGGTGTTTCTGATCTTTTTAATTTAATTACAGTTGCCACTAGAAGCTTCCTCCGTCAACTGT